GGTGTTCCATACATATCCTTCATTTCCATTGCTTTAGCTGTTGCCTCTTCTGAAGACATGCCTTGAGCCATGTATGTTTGAGGGTTAATTAAACGAGCAATCTCATTCATGTCTGCCCTTGTTTGCTTTTCTTCTATGACCCCTACTTGCATTCTTCCACGCATTTTTGTGTTTCTACCGCCGGGCCTGTTTCTGGTGCCTCTTGCTCCCACAGGTGTCATTGCCGCAATTACGGCAATGCCTTTCATTCCACCGTATTTTCCTGCCACAGGTCCTCCGTTTTTGTACCCCGAAGCGTATGCTGCTTGGGCTTGCTTTTGTGCTCCGGCTTTCGTTGGATAAACCTTTCCAGACTTACCCCACTTGTAGCCTCCGCTTACTTTTTTGATAGGCATTATAGTATAGGAACCGTGGTTGCACCGTTTGTTGATACGGTTAATTTTCCAAGCTGTCCTGCGGCTTTCACGCCTTTTCCGTCCGGCGCGTATAATGTTTGCCACTTGTATCCATCAAAAACTTGCAGACTGTCTTCTGTCAAATTCCAGATGATGTCTCCACGACTAAACAAATTTTGGTCGCGAGTAGTATTAGTATACTGATAAGTTGCTGTAGGATCAAAGCCTTGTAGGTTTAATTCTAAAATTCTTACCAATCTATTAAAAAGATCAGAGTCAACGTCTCCCATTGCTGTGGGCAAACGTGTATCAAGTAATCGTGCCATTATCTCCTGCCATCCGGTCTGGTGTTTAATCGCATATCTCCAAGTCTCCACCCCACACCAAGCCTTGCTTCAGTGCTTGCATCGTCATCAGACTCTAGTCTAACCACTGCTTGTCGTGCTCGACCTCTTAAATCTACTTTTTCTGTGCTTTCGGTTACTTGGCTTGTGCTTTTAGTTGTTAAGCTTTCGTTTGGATAATTTCTAGTTTTTAACACAAAATTAACGACTTGACCTGAACCGCCACTACCTAAAAAACGCACGTCTGGAATTGCGTTTTGTACTTGTGTGTACGCGTTTCCTATGCCGTCCAATGAAAAATCAGCCGATTCAATGTAAACGTTGTCCATAGGCGTTCCGTCTGCGTCGTTTCCAGTTTCGTGTCTGTAGACATAGTTATATGTATCGGTGCCCGTGGCCCTTGGGTAAGGTTGCACGCCTTCGTCCAACCAAGCAAAGCGTGTCATTTGTCCATAATACCAAACGTTTTCTTGGTAATTAAAAACAACATACCTGTCTATTTCTGAAGAACTTCCAGAAGGGTAGAACCAACCGACTTCGTTAAACTGTCGATTTAAATAACCAAACACTTTAAACGATTGACTTTGATTAAAATCATTAAACACATAGTTGTGCACGGAACAAGGCACTCTTGAAACAGAACCGTTGTAGTTATAAAAACCGGAACGATCCATCCAATATACCCCTGCTGGCGTATTAACAGCAGCTTTAGGAGCAACCATACCTACCCCTGAATTAATTAGGTTTACACCAAAAGTATAGGGAGGACCAATAAACTGCATACTATACAACGCATCATCTGTCCAAATTAATATTTCTTGCCGAGAACGAAGTGCGCCAATAATTTGTGTGCCGGCAGACAAACGTAAAGATCCCGCCGTGTTTGTTAAAGTAGGTTTCCAATCATTAATGTTTTCTTGGTCAGACCAAGCGATAAACATAGGATCAATGGCACCTGTTCTGGCTGTGCCCGCATCATTTAAAGGGTCAGCACCCAAACAAATAACGTGCCTGTCAACGTCGCTAACAAGCACTTGCAAAGCAAGGGTTGGAGGAAGAGTTGCACCTAACTCTGTTAAACTTTGAGCACGCGCACTTGTTCCGTTGTCCTCGGTCCAATAAAAAATACCCCCTGCTCTTGGGTTTATAACCAAGTCTTCGCCAAAAGTATCGTGCGTCCATATTCTTAATTGGTTGTTAAACGCAAGTGTAGAAGCAGAACCAAAAGTAGAATCACCCCATGTACTCGCTCCCCAACCTGAACCAGAAACATAATCATCTAGTCCTACACTGATTTGATATTTGGCAACTGTAGAAGTGCCACCGCCTCCAGAAACAGTTGCATTAGCTGTTACTTCATTTCCACTGGTGTCTTTAGCAACTATAGTATAAACATTGGCGTTAGTAATAGATGCAATTTGGTATTCTTGGTTAAGAACAGTGTTTGTAATATTACTAGTGCCTAAAGTAGCGGTATCAGTAAAAGTAACAAAGTCATTTTGCGCAGCTCCGTGCGAAGAATCAGTTACTGTAATAGTGGAACTTCCACTTTCACTGGTAAAGGTTGCCGTACCCGTGTTTGTGGCTCTTATAGGTGTTATATCGTAGAAATTAGTTCCGTCTTTGACATAATATTTTAGCGTGGTTCCAAGACTTAAATATTTTGTACCGCCCAAAGAAACCCATGCGTGCAAAGCTCGTCCTGTTCCTAAATACGTATCTGTTTGTTCTTTTTCCCAACCCCCTATTTTTTCAGGGAAGTTTTTACGAAAGCGTACCAAGTTAGAATCAAACCAGCCGCCTTGAGCAGAAAACGCGGTTCCTTCTCTATTTACTCCTGGGACAAGTTTGTATGTAGCGTACGGCATTTTTATATATTATCCTTTATTTCTTAACTAGACTACCACCAAAATACATACCAATAATGGCGGAAACTAGGTTTGTATCTAATTGCGTTATAACCAGTCCTTGAAACGTAATCCATTCAAAAACTTCTCTTCCTTCTTTAAAAAACCAAAACCCTGGATTCCAATTCGTGTATCCAACCGTTACATCGACGTTTGGAGCAAACACGGCTACAAGCTTTGGCAACAGCACGATTGCAAAAATAGAAGTCAAAGCAATAATCCTTCGTGTCCATGCAAAGCCTTTGTCCTTTAGTCCGTGGTCCAAGGATTGTTTACGAGCTTTCATTTCAAACTCACCCCTTGTTATAAGAAGCTTTTGCTCTTCGGCTTTTGCTTTACGACTTTGTGCCCATATACTTAGTAAACTACTCAACAGAGTAGATCCCAACATGGTAATTATCTCAAACGGAAAGCCCACTTCATACTTTAGGTTTAGAGCTATTTGTATACAAGCCGAACCAGGCTGCCCCAGCACCCACAACAATTGAAATTAAGCCTGATTGTTCAAAACTAGGATCAGGTAAATCCATAAACCAAAAAGTTGTAAAATATAGTAAGTACATATATACCCCTAAAAAACACCTAGGAATAATGCGCCAACTGTCTATGGCTTGTGCTACAAATATAAACTTTTGATAAGGGTTGTCGTTCTTCTCATCTTCTAAAGTTCTTATTTTATCTTTAAGCGCAGAGTTCTCTTGAAGCATCTCCATGAACTTGGATAAGTCCATCTCAACTTCGTTTCGAGACATGTCGCCACCGAATCTACTGCTTGGATGATATTGATCGTCGCCCATGCTATTTCCTCACTACTTTTTTAGTGTAGGCCTCATTCTTTTTTGTTTTTGGATCATCCTTAACGTACTGGCCTTTTTTGTTTCTAGTACGCACAGTTATTTCTTCCATGCCTAAAAATGTTTTTTTAAACCAGTTTGTTAGCCCTATTTCTTTTGCATACCAAGTCATAAATATTACGCTCCTTATTTAGTTTGCCAATGGGTTATCGTTCATGTTTTTTAAACTTCTTACATCATCGTACATAGAATCAACACTTGCATTGATGCCAGCAACACTTGTTTGCAACGCAACAATATCGTCTTTAATAGGACTCAAGTCTTCTGTTTCTATGTTTAAAGATTTAATCTGTTCCCCTACAGCAACCACTTGCTTATCCATAACCGCTACTTCGTCAGCAAGCGCATCTATTTCGTTAATGTAACGAGCCATCTTAGATTCTAAATTAGTAATTCTATTAACGTAGCCCGCACCTGTATAACCGAAACCAGCAAGGGTACTAACAATACCAGCCAGTGCAATCAGTTGTGTTGTTTTACTTTGAAACCAGTCCATATTGCCTCCTAAAAATATTTAGTTTTTTTGCGTCTGTTAGGCATTACCATTCCACACCCTCTAGCAATTGCTGATCTTACAAGGCCCCCAGTTTGCATTTTCTTAACCGCTGAGTCTCTGAACGCTTTAGCAGTTGGAGCGCCTTTAGAACCAGGCTTTCTCATTTTTTCACCTGAACCCGCTTTTATTCTTTTTCTTTTATCGTGGATTCTATCCCACAGTCCTTTTTGTTTTGCCATGTCAACATTTCCATCTTCTTCTAGCAGCTTTGCCTCTTTTGCCCGTCCATCCTTTTGACCGAGCACAAAAAGACTTACGTCGTTTTGCGGCTTTGCTGCCTCTTTTAACTTTCCCTGTAACCGCGGTCTTTAACTTTGATCCAGGATTCTTTTTTCTATAGGCCTTGACTCCTTTTTTGGTCATGCCTGCGCCCTTTTTAGTAGGACGGTAATTTGCGCCTTTTCCTTTCGTAGTACGTCTTATTGACTTCGTTTTTCTTCTACTTTTTCTTTTTGTTGCCATTTTACAACTGTGGTTGCATGTCCATTAAATCTTTCATTCCAGTCAAACTTTGGCCATATAACCCAACAAAAGCAGAGTTATTGTCCGGTATGGATACATTACCATAAATTGCTTTCGGTGTGTACCAGTTGGAAGCATCATCGAGCGTCACTTGCCTGTACGCATTAAAGCCAGGAACATAGCCCATGTAGGCAACAAGTTGACTGGAATCGGCATATTCTCCGGTTTCCTGTTGTTCTTGTTCTATTTCTTCTTGTTGGTTTTTTATGTTTTGAGCCACGATTTGATTAGCAATTTGATCGGCTTCGCTCTCCGTTGCGTTTTCCGCTATCGTTGTGTCCATTGCGCTTTGTACGCTTTCTGTAGAAACACTAGACGCGCTTCCAACAGTGTCGTTTGTGTTATTAGTAATTTCTGTATTAGAAGAAACCGTTATTGAACTGTCCGTGGTCCCCTGTCCTTGGTCCGTCGTTGACATACTTGTATCCGTTGTTCCTATTCCACTTGAGGAACTTACATCGGAAACACTCATGGATAAAATTTGTTGTGTTTGTTGCGCCGAACTAGCAACTTGAGCAGAAAGGCTAGGTGAACTGTCGATGCTTACTGTACCACCTGATACAGAAGAAGTTACAGCAGAACTTTGAGAACTGGCAGTTATTCCACCGGATGCAACAGAGTTTCCTGTAGAGTGTGTAGACGTTCCAGCAGTTGTTCCGCTTACACTATTGCTTGCAGCCCGTATTGAGTTTGCAACAACATTTAATTGTTCCGCTCTTTTGTTGTCTTTTTTCTCTTCATTCTCCGTGACAACAAGTTCGAGAGTTTCTTCTCGGTCTTGTACCTCTTCTTCAACTGTCTCCGAATCCTCCAAGTCTCCGTCTTCAGCATCAGATAAACTAGCAAGTTCCTCCAACACTTCTTCAGTTTCTTCTTCAATCCACTCCTCCAATTCTTCTATGGTTTCAAACTCTAAAAACTCTATAGGTTCTTCGTCAAAATATTCTTCAATATGTTCTTCGTGTTCAAAACGTTCTAATAAAATGTCTTCTAAAACAGGAAGAGCGTAGTCTGTTTCATAATACTCTTCCGCTAACAAGATTTCTTCATATATCTCTTCAATATATGTTTCTTCTTCAATATAACTTAGCGGAATAAGCTCTTCCGGCAACGCGTCAAATTCTTCTATAAAAGGATCAAGATACTCTTCTTCAAAAAACAATATTTCTTCGTAATAAAGTGTTTCTTCAAAGTAATGGTCTTCCTCTATCCCTTGTAACTCAGCAGTGTATACAAACTCTTCTTCAAAGAAGAAATCTTCTTCGTAATACGATTCAGTGTATCCATACATGTCTTCTTCATAATCATCGTACCCATACATATCTTCTTCGTAATAGGTATTTTGTTCAAAAGTCTCAACCATGTATCCCGGACACGCAGGCGAATATTGAGCGTCATACGAGCACTCGTAATCAAATAAATCGTCCCAATAGTTAGGACACTGAGTAGAATACAAACCATCCAAATCACATTGTTGAGTTAAATAAGCTGCCGCATATCCTGAACAAGCGGTGTCATTCAAGGGGTTACTACAATCTAACGCATTGCCTGAACCAACACCATATAAACTGCCTCCATTTTCCAACAATGTATTAAAAGAACTATTATTCCAAGTAGCGTTTACACAAGTACCAGAAACATTCGTTGTTCCTTTACCACATTGGTCATAAAACAAATATGTATATGTTTCGTCAGATGCACCTTGTTCACCAATCAAAACATCGTGATTAATAATGTTCAACCCACCGTATCGAAACTCAAAGCTGTCGTCTGCTTTCCAAAGTATTACCTCAAAAGAGTTGTCTGTGTTGCTTCGGTTGTATTCTCGTAAGTTGTACCATCCAAAAACAGACTTGTCGGTAAAGTTTCTGGCTAAAACACTAGAACCGTTGTCTCGTATTAAATCAGTCCAGAAAGGATATAAGGTGTATGTAATTTCAGGCAGTGGGTCAGGTGTGTAGTCATTACAATAACCACTTGAACCCGATCTCCAAAAGTGAAGACAACCGTTGGTTGCCATTTTGGCTTGTGTAAAGTCTTCACCGTAAAACGTAAATGTAAAATCTAAATTAAAAACACTTGAAACTTGATCGTCTCCAGCACCTAAGTTATAAGAAGTAGCTATATAGTTTGTTTTTAAATCAATAAGAGCTTGGTCTGCTTCGTAGATGTAACCTGCGTTAAGTGTGGATACAAATAAAAATACAGATAAACTAAGTGCCCGAATCAAACTCACGACGACACGTCATCCTAGATTTTTTCAGTCCCGAACTGTTTAATGAATTATAGCATTTGGCAACATAAGCTGATTTTGCTTCTTTATAGTCTGGGCGGTCTTTAGGGTTTGCAGCCCACGCTGCTTTAGCCTCTTCTCCAATTTTCCCTTGATAAGGGCAAGGCGTGCCAGCCATCTGCATTGCTTTAAAAACTCTAGGATCTAAACACAACACTGAAAC